CTTTATTTTGGTTTATAGACTTTTGTCTAGCAGTCATTACTTTCTCAATGTGTTCAACACTTTTTTGATTTTCTTCATTCAATGCCTTTTGTTTTAACCTAGCATCTTCTGTTGAACTACTAAACGCTCCCATTGCCCCAGCTATTGCCACAATCCCAGCAATTATAGCAACTATTGGTAAAGCTAACATTGCAAGCCTAGCAAGTTTCAACGCTCCCGTACTTGTACCTATTGCAGTTGTGTAAGCATACTCACTAGCTATCTTAATTTTATCCCATACTAATTTAGCTTTAATTCTGACTAAACTTTCTTTCTCTAGTATCGCTCTAATTTCTTCAAGCCCCGCCAACACAGCTTGAACGGCTTGTAATTTAACAAGTGTTTTTTGTAGGTCTTTCGATTCGCTACCAAACAAAGCCATTGCACCTTGAGCAACTGCATAACCAGCAGCCACTCCTTGACCAACTTGTAAAGCCGTTTGCATATTACGCCCGTCATTAGCAGCCGCATTAATTTGAGTCTGTAAATCTCCAAGTCTATCCTTTAACTCCCCAGCTTGTCTAATAGCTTGTTTACCTATTGGACTGTCTTCACCAGCTTGTATTGCAATAGTTGTATATTCCTTTACGGCTTTTGTTAATTGTCGTACTGTTAACTCCCCACTTTCAACCTTTTTATTTAAGTCATCAAATGCTTTGTTCACATCCGTGCCAGTTGATTTGGCGGTTTGGTCTACTTCCTTTAACGCTTTATCAACGTTATTAATTGCACTAACACTATTACCAGTATCAACGGTGGTCTTAAATACTATTTCTTCAGCCATTATGCGTATACTTTAATTATTAAAGAACTATCCTCTAGTATGTCATCACTTAAAGCTAAGGCATTATCATAAGATAAAATTTGAATATTATTAGCATCTATTCTATAACACTTCATAAAACCATTTTTATTAAAGTTGTTAGGAGTTAATACTGTTTTATCTAATGTAAAAGCACCCGATAAAGTAACTCTATAAGTGCCAACACCACTACGAGCGTAAGTAATTGTACCGCCCAATGTATTTACAAACACATCGGCTAAAGGTGTATTAGTAGATGTTTGTGTTAGGTTTATTTCTGCTGTTGTATACTCTGAAACCCCACCGATAGTAGTAATTGTTGACCCATTCCTAGAATATAACACCCCCGTATCAGTATTCATGTATTGCTCACCCTCGTAAATATCGGTAGCTATCCAGTCACCGTTTCTGTGGTCTGCACTTAATGGGATTGTAGGCACTCCCGAACCTTGTTTAATTACTATTCTGCTGAAACTATCCATTTGTTTTTGTGTATTTTATTTGTGAATATTGTAATGTATCGTTAAAACCTCCGTTAATAACTTTTGTATCTATTCCAACCCCCGTTGGTGAACTTACTACTGGTGACTTAGCATATACGCTTTCTTCATAAGTTGACAATATACCGCCAGCCGTTACGCTTGCCTCTATGATTTTAACAAGTTCAATCTTTGTGCTATCTGTTACGTTACTGTCAAAGTCGCTAATTAAATTCAATCTAAATAACACCCCGTTAAGCATTATCAACTTTGCAAAGTCTAACTTATTAATATCAGCATTTGTTATTTTAGCATACAAAGTAATTATCTTACTATCTTTGCCAGTCATTTCTTTTACAAATCTTTCGTGATATCTAGTGTAAAAATTATCAGTAGTTACGCTTGTGGCATTGTAAGCAAATAGAATTGGTAAACCCCAATTCAAATCGAATGCAGGATTTTCAAAGTTATCAAAATGATGAACACAAGGATATGAATTTAAGTCTGTTTTGCCAGTTCCTAAATTGTCTTTTAACCTCCACGAACCCGATTTTAAACCGTTCCATAAGTACAACCTTGCTTTACCTTTGTACGGTTTCTTAATATCTGTAGATGGGTCGTATGAAATAATGCGAGGCGCTACAAATGGAAACACTTCATCTGTCGGTATTGATTGAGCAAAAGGCAATTGATAAATACGCTCTCCAGTTTGGAATGTACTAGGTACAACATACCAATTGTCACCATAATTAATGTCGAAGTATGAACGGTATAATGTATTGTCATAATCGTTATCGTTTAACCATTGAAACTTGTAAACTTTACCCTCAATAGAGGATGCTGGCTTTATAGTTATTTCTTTGCTGTGGTCTACAATATCTGTAATGTCCCAAAATTCATCAGTATCTAAATAAAAATCTGACAAAGGCTCAATCTTAACGATTCCAAATTCGTTCGGGTCGCTAAAATATAGATTAGCTTTTAAGATTTGCGCCTCAAAGAAAGTACTTGCTTTCATGTCAGGAATGAATCTTGAAATATCTACAGGGTCCCCATCTTGTAAAGAAGTTTGTACGCTAGTAAAGTCTACTGTGAAAGGTGTTGGATTTTCTTCTACTGTTATAACTAATGGATTATTTACATAAATAGCTGCTGCAGTCTGTGTAAGTGTTAAATCTGCATAAACTTGTATACCAAATGTAATAACATCTCCAGCATTTAATTGAACGTTATAATCATAAGTAAAAGTTTGGTTTAAAGTCGCTAAACTTGTTTGTTGTACTAAGTAAGTATCTAATACAGAACCGTTCTTATAAGTTGTAAATCTAATGTTTACAAAACCACTTGTGTAAACTTGGTTTCCAAAATTGGCAAATGAAATTCTTATTGGAAAGCTAGCATTAAGATTATAAAGTCCTTGCTTTCTAACACTTATACCGTTATAATTCCCGGCTGAAGTGTTATTGTGGTCAAAGAAAAATTGGTCAAAGTTATCAGTAATTAAAGTAGGAGTCGAACCGTTGTTATTGTCTAGTAAGTTCCACGAAGTAGATACTAAATATTTGTAAATCTGTGCTTGTTTAAAGTAATGGTTAAAATCTCTTTGGTTATTAAATAAAGATGTAATATTCACACGTCTATTAGTAACCTCCGATGCAGTTAAAGCTACCTTTTCACCACCTCCAAAACCTAACAACTCTTTTTTAAATAATAAACTATCTAAGTAATCACTACTGTAAGTTATATTGTTCCCTGATAATTCTAAGCATTTGTCCATTACTTCTTTACAGTATACCATAGGCACTAAGTCAGTTGTGCTAAATGTCTTTGGTGTAACCCTAGTATAACCATAATCAACTAATCCGTAATGATAACCAAATCCCATCGGTAAACCTCCTGAAAAGTTAGACGTTGCAACCCCGTTAACTATTACCGAAGTATCAAAGGAGTTTATTACGTTTGTTCTATTCAATGTGTGTGTGTATTCTGACCAACCTAACTCACTAATTTTTCTATTCCCTAAACTCATGAACAAGTCTATGAAATTTGAAAACATCGTACATTTAAAAGAATAGTCACCGTCATTAATAGCAACCTCATTTAATCGAATTAAACCGTCAAAAATAAGCACCCCACCGTTGTAATACTTTGCACTAACACGAATAGTAGGGTCGTAGTTAAAACCTACCGTAGATGTACCGTTTAGTGTACTTAATGCTAATTGATAAGTAGACGAAAAGAAACTTAAATTCTTTTGTGTTCCCGGCAATACTATTTCTTTGGAATAATTACGCTTTCTTTTCTGTGGCTCTTTGGCATCTGCAATAGAATAGTTTAATGGGAAAGGTACTCTTTCGCTCAAATCTAATTCCGTACCGTCAACAATTAATAACCCTATCATACTACAACTGATTTTCTCATATTTGGCAATGATAACTCTACAATTTCTGTAGTTTCTTCTACAAATCTATCTTGTGACTCGCTGTAAGCAGTACCATTTATACTACACATTTGTCTAATCGAATCAAAGAAGTAAACCAAAGGGCTAATATAAGCACTATTTACAAGCCAGTTTTGAGTAGCTGAATTAATATAACTACTAACCAAAGTAACTTTATCAGTTGCCGTCTTAAAATACGAGTGCATCCCACTATTAGTGCTGTCTAGTGTGTAAGTTACATCAACCCAACCTCCATATTGCTTTTCGTATTGCTTACCGTTTACATCTGAACTTCTAATTAAATTGTGTGAATAGTTGAATACGTCAATACCTCCGTACTTATTTAACCATATTAATTCAGCACCGTAGTCGCAACCTCTATCTAAATACAGTCGTTTTGTTTCGCTAAGTTCTGCGCTTGTATTAGAGTTAATCACAACCATATCTAAATAGCTAACTGTGTCAAGTACTGGTTGTGTTAAAAAAGATAAATAGTTATCTGAATTTAAATTAAACTGTGTTATTTTCCGACCTACAAAATCTGTGTAATCAGCACTTGCAATTACTGTGTCGTTTTCATCATACCAAGTTATATCCAACCCAGCCTCATCATCTTCATCTGTTATGATTGTAAGGTAGTAATCTTGACCCTCTCGAATGTATAAGTCGTTTGGTGAATCAGTCAGGAATCTTTTAGTGTTTGCAGTAGATTTAAAATCTGTGTAATCAAATGAATCAAATTCTACATTGCTTAGACTCGATTTAAAAGCGTTTATTGTGTTAGTTGTGGCATTTGCTTGTAGTGCTGGAGTAGCACCGTAGAACTCTCTAACAATTAAATAAACTTCAACACTTATTCCAGCATCATTGACAACACTAGAGCCTCCAATTATCGGAGTGCTTACATAAGTTCTTACAATCTCGCTACAATCAAAGTGAGAATACCCACCGCCACGCTCAACAAATATCTGTTGCCTTGAATCTAGTGTACCGTTAATGTAAACATCTACAATATAACTGAAATTAGTTTGTAAATATTCACTCGAATACCACGTAAAGATAATCGGGTTATCTGACGGTGTATATTTTTGAGCGTTTTGTGCTATCGTTACTGCCATGGTGAAATAATATTTAATTTTATTGACTTGCCTAGTAGTCTTTGAATAGGTGCTTTTAATACTGCTACTAAACTTTCATTTACAACATCTTCAAAGAATGGTTTTGGTTTTTGTCCTTTTCGTTTTACCGATGTTTGTATTGCCCAAGCAAATGAATCATAAGAACCAAAAGAATCAGGTAAAGCAATACCCTTTTGAGCTACCCAATTTTTAATTGAATCATGAAAAGAAACCCCAGTATTTTGAACACTTCCCCAGTTAGGCGCACCGTGTGAAACTTCCGTGCCGTTCACTCCATAGTTTACAAACTTCCAATAAAAATCCATTTCTATTCCAACACTTACAGCTTTACCGCTATAAATTGTTTTAGTTGGTTTTATTCCTTGTGATAGGTTTCTACTCGCATCTATTCCTCTAGTGCTAATTGCTTTTCTAAGGTCGTCAATTACTCCTTGTGTAAGTTCTTGCAATAATAAAGACAAAGGACTGTTAGCTTTGTTGTTAAGAATACTCTTAACATTCCCAGCATTTAAACTTTGCAAGATTTCACCCTCTGTCATCTTCTCTTTATCATTTTTGTTTCAGCTATCTCCTTTTTCAATTTTTGAGTAAAGTAGTTTAGCCAGTTATTAAATGTAAAGATATTCATTTTTACGATATCTTTTCTATTTTCGTTTAACTCTTTTGATAGAAATATTATTATTTCGTGCCACTCCCAAATATTCTCAACACTCTTTTTAACTTCTTTTCTATCTTTTCTTTTTCCGTATAACTGTCTATTAAGCTCCATACTTTGAGCAAAAAAAAAGCGTGCAACTCTACAAAATCAGTCATTTTAAAATGCTCTTTAAAGTCTTCATATCTTGATGCAATTGGATATTTAAGATTTTCGTTCTCATCTAATTCACCGTAGATTGTACCCTTTGGAATGTAATTAATACACGCTAGTCGCACTGGGTCTTTGTCAAAGTCTGATTTACTGCAATCAATATGATAACCAATACCAACCTTTTTAATATCTACTCTTTGATATTCAATACCGTTAATAGTTAAAAAGTCTTTCGGGTTTCCGTTTAGTTTGTAATCGGCAAACAACCCCATGCAGTGGTTAAACATTTCTGTAATACGCTCGTGATGTATAGTCATTAATTGACTAACTGATACCAAAGATATATTTGCTAGGAATATCACTTTAGCATTTAGTGTGATACTATCAGCTTTAAATGACTCATCACTGAACGCTCTAAGATGTCTAATTCTTAAATCGTTAATTGTCTTTGGTAGCCTTACTTCAATCTCAGTATTTCGTCGCATAGTGTTGTTTGTATTTGTGAGTTCTTAATTTGTTCCGTGTGAATGTTTATTTTTGTACGTTGTTCTTTTATCCACTCATGACCGTGTGTGATTATCTGTATTTTTTTATTTTGTCTCTTTGCCTCTAGTGAGAATATAACATCACTCATCTTTTTGTATTGTGAATTAATCAAATCAATAGGATTAAAATAAGACGTTTTAAAAGCAGTTACTCCCGTTCCAGCAATATCTATTTGCATATCTTGTGAAACGTTTTTAAAAGCGCTGTAAGCATCATGGCCTAAGTAGTAATTTAATCCTAACCCTTTTAACTTCCTACCGTGATACGTTACAATACATCCGTATTTCTCAATTGCTTGGATAGTATGTTGAATATAGTTAGGTGGGTAGATAATATCGTCATCACAACTGAAATAATACGACGGTTTTCTTGAATATTTCAACCCGTAAAACTTACCGTTATCTGTTAAGTCCTTGTTTACTTCATTGTCGTACACAATTATCTTATCAACTTGACCGTCTAATGACTCTATTGTGCGTTTTAATAACTCCTCGCGGCCTTTAAACGTTGCAATGCCTACTATTATAGGTAGTCTTTTATACTTATCTTTAATCGATTGTATCTTTAACGCTCTTTCACCTTGATTAATTCCTTTACCTAGTGACTTTTGTGCATCATGCCTACGGTAATTGTAGAGAATATTATCTGTATAACCTAGTTTTAAACCAAAATCTAAGCATCTAAGATTAAATTCATACTCTTCAGCACAAGTTAACGACTCATCAAAGTAGCCAACCTTATCAAATACATCTTTTCTGTACATCAAAGTCCCTCCATGAATAACGTTATTGAACAACATATCGTTAATGCTTGGGTTGTTTATTCTTGGTTTCTGAACTTGTGTAATTTGACCGTGAATATTATTAGCAACCCCATGAATAAAGTCAAATCCTTGTATTGCTTTTACACTATCAGTAATTGAGTTAGGAGTTAAATAGTCATCTTCGCATAGGTATTTAATATACTCCCCTTTCGCTCGTTTAATACCGTTGTTTATGTTAGTCGATACGTTAACATTATCATTCTGTATTAACAACTCAATGTTAGGATACGTTTGTTTTTTAACGCTTTCAATTGCTATATCTAAATAACCCCTATCAATTGAATAAGGTATTATGATTGTTACTAACGGCTGTAACATAATAACCAAACTTTAGGTGTTAACTCTTCATAGTGTGTTTGGTTCCAGTCTTTGAAACGTTCTTGAAAATCTGATAGCTGTAATTTAAAAGTATGGTATTGGTCTACTTCAATATCAATACCAGTTAATATAATCACATTCTTTTGCGCTATCTTTTTAATGTTGTATATTGCCTTATCAAAATCCAAACAATTATCTAAAACCGCCATACAACAAACGGTATCTACTTCGATACCCTCGATAGTTTCAATACTACCTTTCAATGTTGGCACTCCTTTAATTGGAAAAGCATCCAAACCGATATATTCAACATCTTCAGGAATACAAGTTTTTAGGAATTGACCACCGCAACCAACGTCTAAAATACTATTGCCGTAACCACACTTGTTTAAATGTGTTGTGTAATCTCTTAGCACGTTTGGAGCGTTTCTATTATCATCCGTATGTTGTGCTTTCTGTTGCCTTGCTCTAAGGTTATCAGTTGCGCTTTTCCACGCTTTTTTAGTTGCTTTCATTTTATTAAATCTAGTATTCTTTTTCCTGTTGATTCTATTGAGTGTTTGTTGTAGAAGTCTTTATCAAATCTATTATTAAACGTTTCAATATCTAAAATCTTTATTGCCTCAATAATTTCTTGAAAAGTATCTTTATCGTTCGCTATTAAAAAATCATGTCTAGTAAAAACACTTTCATAAACATTCCTATTCAAATCATTGGTAAGCACTAAACATCCCAAAGCCGTAGCTTCAAATGCAGTAACTCCAAAACATCCGTATGGTTTACCGTTTAACTCGGGTTTAAATAGTTCAATGTAAATATGACATTCAGCAATACGTTTTAGATTCTCTTCATGTGGTAGTATCGTTTCATCTATTCTTATCTCAAAGTCATTTTTAAACGGCTCTAACATTTCTCTAATCTCTTTCGTGCCTTTTACGAGCGCATTACTTGGATAGTGACCAATTATAAGCTTACCCTCTTTACGTTTCTCTACTGGCTTTAAATCGGTATGTGGCGCTAAGTATTCAATATCTTTAGCTCCTAACTCCATGAACTCTGTTTGGTCTGTTATACATCTGTGTACAATTGGATTAAAAACTCTATTCCAATATTCAGATTCATTACGGTATCTAGTTCCACTATGGTAAACAATAATTTTACCTTTAAATTTAGCGTTTAAAACCTCGTTTAATAAGATAGGGCAAGTATGGAATATCTGAACAACATCGAACGTGTTTACAATATCTCTAATCCTTTCTTTCGTTACGGCTTTACTTTGTGACGTGTACCCAAATGGATGAGTAGATAATACATAGTCATTGCAGTAAACGCCAATAGAGCGCAAAGCATTGGCGTTATTATGGCTCATGTTAGCGTAGTCGTTACTCGCTATATTAAGCACTCTAATATTATCGACCATAGAATAAAACCTATTATTATTTGAATTAAACAACCTCTTTTGCTCACTATTATTGAACGATGTAAGTTGAATTTAATTGAGCACAAGCACAAGATTCTTTCAACTTCTTAACTCCATTAATCTCAATGAAATTCGAATGGTTATCCCAGTAAGTTTGCATCGTCGCAGCTATGGTGTGAGTCATAACATGGGACTCCATTGTTAAAGTGTCACCAGTCATAACCTCATAACCTTCGTTTAAATACACTGATTCACCATTGATAAAGCATTCTGTTGAACTAGGGGAGTCAACACTGAATTTCGCGGTATAATGTGAAATAGTTGGGGTTGTACTAGATTTGATTTCTTCTTTTTTACATCCTATAAAGGACAGACCGATAATTAAAATTAATTTCTTCATAACATTATTACTATTTTAGGGTTTAACATTGCTTCTATTACTGATGAATAGCTAAACTTTGATATTGCTTGTAGTAAAACATCATGGTCTTTTCTAATTACTCCGTTTACTTTTATGTTAGGGTATGGACTTACTAATACATCCCCTATAAATTCAGCATCTGGAATTTGTTTAATCACAATATTTTTAAACATCTTACTTTTCATCATCGCAAATATAACAATTAATTTTAATTCTAAGCATGAGTGCCAATATATTTTCCACTATGTTTGTCTTTTGTGCTGAAATAATACCTAATAGCATCTATGCAATGATTAAATGAATCTATAGGCTTGTTTAGTTTATTCCCTTGTTTGTCTACGTCCCAAGAATAATTACGGAACTCTTTGATTAGATTAGTACTATTTGAAGTTACACTAAATTTAATCTCTTGAATCTTTTGAATACCAAACATTATACTATCTTTTCCCTTTTCAGCTCCTTTAATATTCATTCCCATGTTTCGTAGCTCTTGAATACTTTTAGGCTCTGCACTATCAGCAAATGTGTAGATAGCATTACTTAAACCTTTTGACTTAAATGTTCTAAATATTTCGGGATTTGTTAATCCAGTCGAATACATAACCTCATCAAAGATATACTCACCATTCCATTGGTAAACGTCTACCATTGTCGTGGGGTCGTTTGTATAACCAAAATCCATTCCACGACCTACCAACTTTGCATCCTTTGGAATAGTATCTATTTGATTCCAATTCTCAAATATAACACCCTCTAAATTACCTATAAGTCCAAGTCCATAAACGTTGTACCAATTATCCCAGTACTTAGATGTTGCGCTTTTCTCTTTTGCTTTTAATATGAAGTTTAAAGCACTTTCAGGACAAGCCTCATTGTCTAAGTAGTTAATGATTAAAAAGTCAACAT